GGGGTTACTAGTCCGTCTGGTGCGTCTGTATTTAATGCACCAAGCTCTACAAGAACATCACCATCTCCGTATGCAGTTGATGCTGCATTTGTTGATGCCAATGTACCAGCAAAAGATTGTATCTTTCTAGTTCCCATTGATATTAGTTGTCCAGTTGAATTTACTGAAAAACCTGTTTCTGTTATTGCGCCAGTAGAAGCAGCTTTGTTGATTACGTTGAATCCACCTTCTGTTCTTACCGGACCGCTAAATGTACTGTTAGCCATTTTTATTCTCCTCGATCATATAGATCTTGTCATACAGTCTCTATATCGTCTGTCTAGCCAGTCTGTATAACTTGTTATGCTAGAAATAATGGGGCACATTATGTGCCCCACTAAATGATTTACGCTCCTGGTGATCCGAAGATACCTCTCCAGTCAGAGAACCCAAATGAGTATCTCTCTCTAGCTTTGTATCTAACATTACCAGTGTCGAAGTCGCCTTCCATCGCAGTTCTGATAGGAGCTCTAGTGAACATTTTCAGTCCATTAGGAGCATCTGTTTTAATGAAGAACGCGTCAGTATCAGTTAGGAAGTTGTTTACCACATAACCTTGTGGTACCATTCCCATTGATCTAACTGCGTTGATATCATTATCAGCAGTTCCTTGTCTTCCTGCAGACTTCATTAACCTCTCAGCAGTGAACTGAAGGTTTACAGGTATGATCATTTTCATACCTCTAAGAGCAATTTTCATTCCTCTTTCATCCTTCATGTCAGCGATATCAATTAGCATCTGCTCAAGCGAAGTTTCGTTTAAGTCAGCTGCAGTCGATAGCTCGTTCTTTTGCGTTCCACTAAGTGTTGGGTGATCAGTAGCGCAAAGCTCCTTATCATCACCACCAAGGAAAGAACTGTTAAACGCTCTGTTAAGAACGTTAGCAGCCTTAATTTGCTTAGTGTTAGCCATAGATCTTGCTAAAGCTTTTGTGTATCTTGTGCTGATTTTGTCGTAAAGGTTATCCTCTACGGCTTCTTCAGTTAATGAGAAAGCCAAAGCGATTGTTTCGTGTGAATAGCGTGCAGTGAAAGTTTCTTGTGCTTGTTCGTAAACAACACCAGATCCTTCCGGTTTTACTTCTGCGTTGCCAAATCCACCTAGCATCACTTCTTCTTCAAAAGCACGATCAGAATTTTCTAAATCGAAAATTTCTGTGTGCTGGTTTTCGTATCGGTCATATTCTAATCCGAACAGGGCATTCAAGCCAGGTTCGAGTTCTTTGACCAATTGCATTCTTGAAATTGCCATTATATCTCTCCTCTAGCTATTATGTTCCAGTGATACCTGTGCCCAATTTAACGTGTTCGTTAAACATAACGTACCAGTTAGCATTAGCACTTGAAGCATCATCGTTTTCTGGATCTTTCGTAATCCCAATGATTTTGACCTGTAAGCCAGCTGTAGTAGCTTCTGTTGAATCATCTATCTCGTTTTTAGATAGACCATTAACAGTGCTGCCTGCAGTAAGAACTGTATCAGTATTTTTACCGATGTCAGTTTTGGCTAGTGTGCCATCACATTGAGCTTCAAAAAGCATGTACGGATCATCATAGATATACGCGTCAATATTAGTTGAACCAGAGATCGAACCTGCAGAGGTTACGTTTATGCTCCCTGGATAATAATTTGAGTAAGTTGGCTTTTTGCTAGTAGGGTCAATGTAGAAACAACCATTGAATACACCAAGAATAGTTGCGCCTGAAGCAGTTCCTTTTATTACGTAACCGCCAGACTGTAACACGTGATCTCCTTTAAAGATCGCTGTGCCATAGTTATCCTCAATAGTGTACATAGTTGTACCCATATTTTGAACACCACTACCGACTTTACCAATTGGTCTTAACCCAAATGCTGCGTCAATATTAGCCATGATTTTATCCTCATAGTAATTTGTTACAACATACTCACCGCGAGCATGTCGTTATTTGTAACTTATGGAGAAAAAACTAGTTGTCTTTTTTACCGCCACCAAATGTTACGCGAGTTCGCCTGCTTTCATTATGTACAGGCATGCTAGGATGTTGGTCCTTCAGAGGATCGTTTGCAACAGCATCATCTTTATCTTGCGCAACTTGTGCAAAATATTGTTTTCGCTGCTCAATAATCTCGTTAGGAATTCTTGCTAGCATCAAACCTCCAACAGCTATAACACCTTGATATCTCCCTGATTCCATTTGCGGCCATTCCATGTCCGGATATTCATCTGCTCTCACAAATTCCCATCCTTCTCTCATTCTCGCAGATACATTCTTTGAATCCATCTGTCCGATTGTTTCGGCCCTAATCCAACGGTGTTTAAATCCGTTAGGTGCAGGTGGTGCGTCTAGTTGTGATGGTGGAGCCCATTCTTTCCTTCGCTCGGTTTTAGCTCTGGTTTCAGACTCGCGTGACGGTAGTTTTGTTTTTGTATTTGTATTCATATGCCTACTCCTTCACGTACTTCGCATATTCGCTTAGTGGCACACCTAGTTTTTTTGCTATGGCTACCTGTGACGGTGTGAGTCTCACAGAACCTTTACGCGCCTTTCCTGGTGCTGCTCTGTTAGCAGAGGCAACTGTTTGGGAAGGCGAAACTTGTTGTCCAAATTTATGAGGAAAAGTATCCCTCATTCTTTTGTCTACTTCACTATAGTATGAATCTGACTGCGGGTCAAATCCTTCTTCCATTAGTTTACGATGAATTGAGAAAGAAGTCAAGGTCATTGGTTCATCTGTACCAAACCATTCATTCTTTTCAGCCCAATCTTTAGCTTTTGGGTCAGGTTGACGAGGTGGTGCAGGTTGCCTAGGCATTTGTTGCTGAGGCATTTGTGGTTGATTTGGGTCAACCCCTTGAGCTTGCATCTCCTGTTGTAGTCTTTCTCTTTGTGCTTTGTGTGAAGCTGCACGTTCTTCTTCTATAGACAATCTACTTATTTTAGCTTGCGCTTCTACTTGTTTGTCTACATCACCAAGATCCATGGCTTGTTTTAGTTCGTTCTTTGCTTGTGTCATCTGTGCTTCTACACGATCGGCAAACTCAGTTACGTAACCAGTATCTATTTGATTTGATCTTACTGCTTGAGTCTGTGCTTCTTTCTGCACTCCTTGTGCGTACTGCACAGCAGCTTGTTCACGTCTTTCAGCTTCTCTTAATTTTTTAGTTAACTTATCTATTCTTGATTGAACCTTGTGTCCGTAATCATCCATTTCCTCTGAAGATGCTGTTTCTACTTTCGTTTCTACAGCTGGTGTATCTTCATCAGAATTTATGGTTTTTGCAGTATCTGCTATTTCTACATCTACAGATGAGCCAGTGTTAGGTAAATCTACCATCTTTTCGTCTGCCTCACTCTGTGTCTGCACTTTATTTTCTGCAGGCATATTTTCTCCTGTTAAGTTTTAAATTGCAAGATATCCTCTGGGTCCTTTACCACAGCAATTATCTCGTCCTCATTTAGTATCCTAACTTCACCACCTTCTATTCCAAACCTAGACCCAGCGTAACGACCAAATATAATCCAATCGTTTACTTTACACCAAGGTCCATTTGGAAATCTCTCTTCATCCTTATAACAATCTGGTCCTAGTTTAAGAACCAAACCAGTGACTGTTGTATAGCCACGTTCTTCCATATGTTGATCTGTTAATATTACACCACCTTTTGTTTTACCTTGTCCTTTGTAAGGTAGAACTAACAAACGCCATCCAGTTGGATCTGGTAAACGCTCTAATACTTTTTCTGTGGGTAAATGCTCAATCTCTTTTGTAGCATCTTCTTGTATCTTTTTTAGAAACCTGTTTTCTTTTTCTTCAGCTTTCTTGTTATTTTCGTCAGCCTCAACTGCGAGGTCTTTTTCTTCTAACGCAAATTTACGTTTAGGTATTACTGTCGCCATCTTCGTCCTCATCTTTCTGCAGGTCTTGTACTTCCTGTTCCATTATTGTGTAAGCTTTGTGTTCACCTACAGCTTTCATATATTCATCAAAGCCTGGTAAACCAGTAGCTATTACATCTTTTAGTTCTTCTTTGCGCGATCTAATCTTTTTCAAGACGAGATAAATCGCGTTTTCATCTCTCATTAATTAGTTCTATATACTAACAATTCCATTTACGCAAAGATTTATTTATTCTAGAGTTTGGATCTCTAGCTGTCTTTGCACTAGTTCTTCTTTTCTTCATACCCTCCATACGAGCACAAAATGATTTACGACGTTTTGCAGCTTTAGATCCTTTTTTTAATTTAGATGGTTTTGTTGTGACAGCTGTCTTAAGTTTAGAACCTGGGTTTGCAGCACGATAAGATGCTACACCCTTTTTATTCAATCCACCGGATTTACTTTTACCTTCTTTTCTTTGCCACGCTGGTGTTGCCATTATTTTATTTTAAAACTAGGAAACTCTTTTATTCTACCTGCATAGTAACTTTTGTAACTAGGATTAGATAGTTTTACACCATCGTAAGATCCAGATATGTTTGGTCCAATATAACCGCCATTAGCTTTTTTTATTGTAGCCACGTTAGATGGTTTAGGTCCAGTGTTACCTGCTTGTTGTTTTCTTTTTACAGCAGATGCCTTTTGACCTTTGCTCATAGCTCTTGCTTTTGCTATTGGCACGCATTTAGGATACTTCTTTCTTTTCTCACCACCAGATCTACCACATTTAGGATATGATCCATCTGATTTTTTATTGGCTATATCTACCCAATTTTCCTGTACCCAAGATCTAAGACCTTTTTTCGCCATTATGTTTTCTTCGTTACTTTACGTCTGTTTTCCATCACTGCACCACAACCTTTTGCAATGCCACCCTGTTCATAGTTTGACACTCTTTTTCTTTTTTGTGATACGTTGTTAGACATGTAGCCTCCAGCAGCTTTTTTCTTTTTCTTGCCACCAGGTGTAACCTTACCAGAGCATACAGCACTAGCATACATATTTGCATATGCGCTTGGGTAAACTTTAAATTTACGCTTTGCTGCAGCCTTACCTCTAGGACATAACTTAGCCATTACGTTCTCGCTGTCTTTTTTGCTCTTGCAAAAGCACCAGATTTAGGGGCACCCTTTGCACCTTTCTTTCTCATCTTTTCGCCTGAGCCAGCTTTGATTCTAGCTTTTTTAGCTGCAATGTTTGCGTATAATCCTGGAGAACCTCCGCCCATCATTTTTACTTTGCCTTTTTTAGTTGCACCAGCAATTCTATCTGCTTGAGTAGGATTAGGATTTTTGTCTATTCCGGCTTTTACAGAAAGCATACCGAATTTAGCTTTCTTTCCGTTTGCCGTTTTCTTCATCATTTTTTTCTTTGGCATTTTCTTTTTTATCATTTTTTAACTAAGCTCCCTCCGAAGTAT